TCCGGGTCGGTGGGCAGCATGTACTGGAACGCAACGTAAGTCGTAGCGAGCGTCAGTGCGGCAGTCTTGTTGTCAGCCGCACGTCGGTTCACGATCCTGACCTGACGAAGGTTCACCGCGTCAGTCTTGGCCAGGTACGCCGAATGGCACACACCTACTATCGTCCCTGTTGAGTGAACAAGATCCGTGAGTGTGTACATGTCCTGATGACCTGACACCGAATCAGCCACGTAGTCAGTGGTGTCAGGAACACCCACCTCGTCAACCAGCAGATAGTTGTTCACGGAATCAGCATCCGAACCAACCCACTGATTGGCGTTGCCGTTGCCGTTCGGGTACAGCGTCTCGATCACGATGTCACCAAGGAACGTGTCCCCAGTGCCGGACATGAGGTAGAGGTCATCGAAGTACGGAGTGGTGGCTGAGCCAACCCTGAGCGATATGGAATCGAACGTGGTCTTGGTCCCATTGTTCTTGGTATCCAGGTTCGATAGCGGACCAATGACCGTCACACCGTTCACCCGCACGATCGCGGTGCCTACGGTGTCGGACAACTTGGCCTGAAGCTCGACGTAGTACCAGACGCCAATGTTGAGGAGACCGGCCACGCTGGAACCGAGGATAGCGAAGCCAGCGCTGCTGCTACGGCCCACGTCGATGGAGCCGGTTGACGTGAGCCGCAACGAGACGTGGGCCGTGGCCGTGGCGTCGGAAGTCAAGGCGAAGAAGTCACTCGTTGACGCTGGCAGCGAACCGAACTTAACAGCAAACCCAACGGTGAAGGTGTCCGCTTCCTGAGCGGCGGGGACCGTGTAGTAGCTGTTGTTGATGGTCCCGGCGAACTGGAAGCAGTTGCCGTTGCGCCCAGCGCCGATGGTGGGGATGTAGGCGGTCCAACACGTCAGGTCTTCACAGCCGTCGAGCAGAATCAATGCCATCTAGCTCACCTCCACACCACTCTGGAGCGAGTCCAGGTTCGAGTACGTCCATGCCGCGCCGGTCTCAGGATCTGTTGTCAAGCACCAGTGGTATGCCGCCAACGTGGGCTGCAACGTCTGCGTGACCTTGGTATCCGAGTTGCGACGGTTCACTTGCTTGAACGATGTCAGGTTCGTGGAGGTACCAACGACCGACTGATGACACACCCCCAGAACCAAGCCCGTCCGGAGCGTGGGGTTGCCCGTGGCGTACATGTCCTGCTGCCCGCTGGTGGAGCCACCTGTGTAGTCACTGATGCTAGGAGGATTCTCGGACACGAGCAGGTAGTTGTTTGTTGAGTCACCATCACTGCCCACCCAGGCGTTGGCGTTGCCGTTGCCGTTCGGGTACAGCGTCTCCACTAGGCAGTCACCGAGGAACGAGTCCCCCGTGCCGGTCATCAGGTAGAGATCATCGAAGCTGATAGTCAGGCCGCTACCGTTGCCCAGCTTGATCGTGTCAGTCGTCGTCTTGGTACCAGCGGCCTTGGTATCAAGGCCCGTCAGTGGTCCGAGCACCGTCACGCCGTTGACCCGTATCGTGCCCGTGCCGAGGGTGTCGTGCATCCTCGTTTGCAACTCGACGTAGTACCACGTGTTCACGGCAGCGATCACGCCCACCCCAGTGGTACCGAGCGTGTTCCCGCCCCGAGTGAACGTCAACGACCCGTTGGCGTTCAACCGGACCGACTGATGAAACGTCACCCCAGCGTCTGAGTAGAGGCTGACAACGTCAACGGTCCCGCTAAACGCCGAAATCTTAAATGCCACGCCCAACGTGACAGTGTCAGACTCCTGGGCCGAGGGGATAGTGAAGCTCATGCTGGCCGAGATACTAGGAGTGCTCACTCCGTTAGCGGTTCGACCAGCACCGATCGTCCACCCCCCCAAGCCGACGACCCAGGCGAACAGATCCTCGAAGCCGTCTACCAGGATGAGTGACATCAGACAAGACCTCCTGAGCCCGTGACGGTGATGTGCCCCGCCGCAGCGTCAGACACAGGGATGCGCGTCGGCCCCGCCTGAATGTCCTGCACGGCGGCGGTACCGATGGGGTTACCGGGCACGCTGTCATCGAGTGGTACCAACGTGGTCAACTCGATCCAGTCCACACCAGACACGTTGAGCGCCGCGTGGTACACCTCACCCCGGCTCACCAGAGCCCCGAAGTCGATCTCGGGGTTGTCGAAGGAGAAGACGTTGATGATGGCCTGTGTCACGGCGTTCACCACCGTCAACTGGCCGTACTGCGGGAGCACATGCACCGTCAGGGCCACCCGCACGTAGGTGTAGATGTAGTCCGTGGTACTAAATGGGTGCATCTCCAGGGTCACACCCACCAGCGAGCGATCCTGGAGATACTGGGACACCGCCAGCATCAGGTCAGCGTTCGGGTAGCCACCACCTACGGGAGCTACGTACACCTTGATCTGGGAGTAGAACTCCCCCGTCGCCACAGCCTTGCCCACACCCGGCACCTGGAAGCACAGATCGGCGTAGTCCTGGAGCGTGATGGCGCGGTCCCGGAGCTTGGAGGCCCGCGGGATGCCGTGACGCATCGAGTCGATGCTCTCGTTGTCGGCGCCGTTCTGGAAGGCCGTGAAGTTGTTCACTGACACTGACGGAACAGGCGGCGTGATGAGCGTGATGGCCCCCGGTGCCACGTTGCCTCGGGCTCCCTGGCCGTAGCGGTACGTCACATGCAACTCAGCGCCGACCGGAGGGATGCGCCCCGCCACGTTGTCACCGAAGACGATGTGCACGAAGCCCCGGTCATCCGCATACGTTGTGTAAACACTGGCGTCAGGGTCAGTGTCAGTGAGGTTGTCCACGTAGGTCCACGTCTGGAGCAACGGGATCGGCTCCGTGCCCAGCGGCTCCAGTTGATCCGTCTCCCGCACCCGCAACACCATGGAGCGGTGGATGACACCCTGGTAGGCCATCACGTACTCCTGGAGCGGAGCACCGTTGGACAGGGCCAGTAGTTCGTCACTGACGGTGCGCCCCTCCTGAGCACCGGCCGTCGCCGTCAGCACAGGAGGTGTGGAACTGCTGTTCAGGTAGGCGTCACCGATCGTCTCGAAGCTCACCGCCACCGTGGTCTGACCCACCGCCGTCTGCACCACCGTGCCACCCGGGACAGTCACCGCGCCAGCGGTGGAGGCAGAGTCCAGGGTGAACGTGACGATGCCCGTAGCCGCCTGCTGGCTGATGGGGACGTACCCCAGCATGTCAGCAATACCTAGTACCGATTGGCGCCGGACAGCAGTAGCCAAGAACGGCTCAGCGGCGACACGGTCGATGTAGTAGTTGAGCACGTCGCCTACGTAGGCCCACAACTCCAAGAGCATCGTGCCGAAGTCGGCGGGCTCCCCCACCGTCTTCCACTCGGGGAGCATGCCTCCTGCCGCCGACACTAGGAACATCCGGATCGACTCATAGTCCCGGTTCGTGTAGTCCAACTCCACCGACGTGGTGCTGTTGCTCATAGCGTGCTCTCCTGACTGATGAACGCCAACGTGGGCATCCTGAGCACGCGCACCTCATCCTGCGGCCCAGCACGGTAGGACACATCGACCGTCAACTGCCCGGAGGCGTTCCGGTCGATAGAGAAGCCCACGGTCTGCATCGTGACCCGAGGCGCCCACTGCTGGATCTTCTCCATCACCTGACGAGCCGCGTCAGAGCGCACCAGTTCCTCAGCCGGGTCAAAGAGGGCGGCGCGCATGTTGGCACCATAGATGGGCCGCATGATCCGCTCGGCGTTGTTGGTCATCAGCACATCGACCAACTGGGCCTGCACCAGTTCGGGGTACGACTCGGTCGTGGCCACGTGACCGTTGAGGTCGAGGTGGAAGGGGAACGAGAGAGCTTTCATGTCACCTCCACGTCGAGATCCATGTGCCATCCCCTGCGGGGATCAAGGTGGGCAGCCCCTTGGAAGAGCCGATCCAGAACGGTATCTCGGAGTACCAGTTGGAAGCACGGAACGCCGGTCGGCCCAGGGTCATGGTGGTCGTGAACCGGTTGGCCCCTACCGAATGCTGCACCGTCTTGACGTACCACAGCCCGTCATACTCCGGCACTGATGACTCAGCCAGCCGGTTGCCAGTGTTGACCTGGAGGATGGTGGCGGGCTCGATGGTGGCGTCTCCCGCCGACGTGATGTCAGCGACCTGGTTCCACTGGGGGTAGTAGAACCCCTGCTGAAGATCCGTGGCCTCGTTCATCGAGCGCGCTGGCATGTCGGTGGCGAACCGCTGTGGGATCGGCCCGATGCGTCCCGTAGCAGGCACGTACACCGCTTGCCCGCCCTCCAGGTAGGACATGGCGGGAGTGCGGTAGGTGGGATCGATGGTGGACAGGCTCACCGGCTGGAAGCTGAAGATCGACCCCTGGCTGGAGTCACTGTCGTCCTGGATGGGTAGCTGCGAGCGCAACTGGAGGAAGTGGGACGGCAACTGCCGGAAGCCGATGTCGTTGTAGTCGATGAGCCGCACCACTCCCCGTTGAGTCACCACGTGGGCACCGATGCGATCAGCCAGAGCTAGTATCGCCTCCCAGTCCGTCTCGGATGTCTGCGCCAGTGAACGCCACGAAGACTGGGTGCTCTTCGTCTCGTCGGAGAAACCCAGATTGTTGTCGGCCACAACCCGGGCGATGGCCTGCGAGATCGTGGAGTTGGAGAAGAAGCGCGGCTGGTTGCCCTTCATCACCATGGACGGCCCCAGCGTCACGATCTCCTGCTCGGTGGCGTACTGCGTGCCGGTGTAGGTCCGCTGCGGGTTGATCTCAGCCACGTAACCCAGGAACGTCTGCATCGAGCCTGGCGAGCCGTAGGTGAAGCTGCACCGGGAGCCCAGCATGGACGAGAAGTCCTGGATTCGGCTGTGCACGAAGATGCTGGCCTTCTCATGCTCGTTCTCGGCCTTAGTGACGCTGACGTGACGCACCTGCGGTGTCTGTGCTCCCTCCACCCAGAGGTCACGGAAGGCCGTGAGGTTGCTGTCGAGGCGCGTCGTCATTGCGGCACCCGCAGTGAGTCACCAGGCCAGGAGTCGAGGGGGTAGAACCACTGAGGGTTGGCGTCAGCCACCCTCCACCAGCGATCCGGGTCCTTGTACGCCTGTTGTGCCAACAGAGTCATGTTGTCACCCTCACGCATCATCGCGAGGCTGTAAGGGCTGGTGAGGGACGTCATCGTGTTGAGGTACACGGTCTGCTTGTTGCCGCGACTCGACGCCACCCACATCATGTCGCCTTCGAGGTACCGGGAACCAGCGAGGATGCTCATGTGCTCCCCTTGATCGGTCCAGGACGCATGATGTACGAGAACGGGCCGTAGCCGTTGCCACCGAAGATCTCTCTGGTGGTGTACGTACGGATTCGCACGTTCACATTGTTGTTCGCCGTAGCAGCTTCGATGACTGACCACTGCCACTGCCACATGTCAGCGTGGTCATTGACGAAGGAGACGATCATCGCTGCGTGCCCCGTGTCGTCGGGACCGTGGGTACCCTTCGACCGAATGAGAACGTCTCCCACATTGGGGCCGTACCACTTCTTGCTACCGATCTCCTTCTTGGCCTTATTACGAGTGTCCTCATCGAAGAGGTAGTAGTTGAAGTACTCGGCGTCCACGATGGTGCCCGTAGGCGACCCACCTGTGAGCAGTTGCCGAGGCTGCCACAGATCCGTGTGTGCCTTCGCCGCGTTGATGAAGTCCTCAGACACCGTGGGGAAACCACGGTCCAACTTCAGCATGTCGCACCAGCCGGTGAGCACGTGGTAGGACCGGTAGACCAAGGTGGAACAGTCGAACCCCCCTGGCTGATGGTCAAGATGATCTGGTGAGTTAGCAGCATTCTCGCGCATGTCGAACTTGTCGTTGCCAGCGTTGGCGTTACGCAGAGGTAGGCTGTAGGGCACGGCCTTCTTGCTACCCGAGGGCGTGGTGGTCCACGACGAGGCCCAGTCCACTGCCAGCCGCCGACCGTCATAGTTGTACTGGTCGGCCGCAGCTTTCGAGGCCACAGTGAACGTCGAGGTGGCATCGCTGAACAGCGCCGCATTGGCTTGCGAGTCAGCCAACGCCTTCTGTGTGGCCGGGTCGTAGGGAGTGGCATCGAACTGTTGCCCGGTATAGGTGATCAGGAGCGTGAGCGACAACGTCATGCGCGTGGGAGTCATGCGATGACTGAACTTCTGGAACAGAGCACTGGCGCTCTGGATCGTGCCCTGGAACATCAGGTTCGGGCTCATAATAAAAGCGAGCCGCATCGACGTGTCCACCATGAGGGACTGAGAGGACTTGAGGTAGTCAGCCGTGACCTGCGCGTTGATCTTGGGGTCCGTGGACGCCTGCGTAGCCAGGTACTTCTGCTGGAGCATGTCGATGTCGGTGTGAGTGAACGGCATCTGTCCCGCCAGCATGTCGAACACGGCCAGGTCGAGCAGCACGCCCGGATGGTTCTTGTACATCATCACCTCCTCGCCCCGGTCGAAGAACAGTTCGATCGACACCGTCGTGGTGGTGAAGGCCGGAGTAGACGCGCTGGTCGGATCACTCGTATCGAGGGTCTTGAGCCCAGCCGTGTCGGCGTAGCTCAAGTACTGCCGCTGGATCTCGGCCGGGTTGAACATGAAGAACAACCGGGTGTTGCGCGCCTTGTCCGCAGCACTCAGGTTGGGCAGGTTGAAGTCAACGGCATCGAGACGGCGAGCGTAGCCCCGCAGGATCTTGCTGCCGTCCATGTAGCCAGGCATGGTGCCGGTGTTGCCCACACCGATGAACGGTGGGTTCTGGTACTGGCTGACGAGATCAGCCGGTCCCTTGATGGCATCCCAGTCGTTGCGCTCATACAGCGCCACCTCAGTGCCATGGAGGTCCAGGTCCGGGATGGTTGGCACCCACGCCGCGTTGTCCTTCGGCGTACCCGTCCAGCCGTAGGGCTGCCCACCACCGATGGTGTAGGACGGGCTGCGTTGCCCAGGGAGGGGCCAGGAGACAGCCATCAGCGCCTCGTCATCTGCATGCGTCGAATCTGGGGTTCTAGCTTGGCGGCGATCTGCTTAGTCAACGCGTTGACATCCACACCGTTGCTACCGTTCACGGCGATGGCGAAGTGGTTCGTGACGTTGAGAGGCTGGTTCAGCGAGGCGTAACTGTTACTGGCGCCCCCGCCACCACCCATGGCGGCACCGATGTCCCCGATGTAGCCGAGGCTCTTGGCGGCGTCACGCGCCTCCGTGAGGGCACTCGGGTCCACGTGGTTCAGAGGGTTACCGTCGCTGACCCACGGGTTGAGCGTGTTCCCCGACGACTGATACACCATGTAGGCCATCTGAGCGGCGACCCAGGGATCGGTCATGGCTGAGTGGTCGGTGGTACCAGCGATCTTCTTGAGCCAGGGGTCTCGCTGCGTACCCAACTGCCCACCCGGTCCGTTCAAGAAGTTGACCTGCCACATGCCCCAGGAGTCATCCTTGGGGCCAAGGGCATGCGCCGTGGGGTCGTAGTGCGACTCCCGAGACGGGATGGCACCCATGTCCACCAGATCCTCGCCTCGGAACCCCGCTGCGTAGAGCAGCTTCACAGCATCGGTGATCGACACCTTGCCACCCGTCAACGTGACCGAAGGGGCGGTACCACCAGTACCCCCATCGGTACCAGTACCAGTACCAGTGCCCGTACCTCCGCTCGGTGTGGGGGTGGTACCATTTCGATGGGCAGCGTAGTACCGGGCAGCAACAGTGTTGAGCGAATCAGTAGTAGCCGCAGCGCTCTCTTGCCTAAACGCCGCCAGAGCCTCGGTCTCAGTGCTGGTCACGTCACCGATCATCGTGCCCGCCACCTGCACGTGCCACGGCTCACCGAAGGTCTTGCCGGTATCGAGCCCGAACTTCTTGGCGTTGGCGTTGAGCCAACCCAGTTGCGAGGCAGGGCCGACGTCTGCGGCCTGGCCCCGACCATGGCGGCTCTTACCCGGTGGCGCGATGTTGGCCTTGCCACTGTCCCACAACCGCTGCTGGGTACGGGCGTCCCGGAAGCCTGAGGTGATCTGGAGGTTGGGGTTCGCTGCCATCATGGCGCCCATACGACTCCGCAGGTCAGGATTCAGTTGACTCATCCCTGGATCTCCCACAGGGGCATCGCTTACGAGATCCGTCCCTGCGCCAAGAACTTGAGAGGCAGCACCTATGAAGTTGCCGCTCAGCAGGTCACCGATCCCGGCACTGACCCGGCCCTTGAGTCCGGTGGGCACCTTGGACAGCACCTTGTAGATGTCGTTCAGGTGGTTGTCCATGCTCTGCTGGAGAGCGATCATGGCTCGGTCGGTACCAAGTTGACTGATCATGGAGTCAGCCTGGTTGGCGTAGAAGTTCATGTCCCGCTTGCCCTCAGCGGTCTGGTTCAACTGCTCGTTGCGGGCCACGCTGTCGCCACGACCGATGGCCTTGTTCTGGTCCGGTGTGCCCTCGAAGAGCTTCTGCCCGGTGGGGTCGAATGCCGCCTGGCCGATGGCGTAGTCGAAGAAGTCGCTGATCTGCTGGCCGTCCCAGCCCAGCAGGCTCAGGTTGTAGTTCATGGTCGAGCCCGGTGCTCGGGCCGCTTCCAGTTCCTCTCGGGTGTAGGGCTGCCCCCGCTTGGTACCAACGCGACGGGCTTGCAGCACCTTGAGGATGCCCTGGTAGTACTGGAAGGCTGACTGAGAGCCACCGCCCTTGGGCTGCATCCACGCGGCTGCTCCGAAGAACAACTGGCCCCGACGCTGGCCCTCGACGTTGCTCTGGAGCGCCGTCACCCGCTGCGCTGCCTGCATGGCACTGGTGCCAGGCAGTAGCCCTTGCAACTGTTGGCCGCTTCGTACGTCAGCCGCACCGATCTGGCCCGCTATCCCCTGGCCCCCGAACACACCGCCCTGGGTAGCGAACAGGTTCATGGCCTGAGCTACCTCAGGAGCGCTACCCATGAGGGGCATGCTCCGGGCGAAGCCCCGGGCCTGCTGCACACTGCTGGTCCCTGTTGACAGACCAGTGCGAGACAGCCACATGTCCGTCTGCCCGCCCGTGGACAGGCCCCGGGCGAAGCGGTTGTTCATGGCGTCGAGACCCTTGGTAACGGCCCCCGCCACCGCCTGGGAGATCATCATGGCGATAGCCGCAGGCGGGAAAGCAGCAGCGGCACCAGCCGCCATGCCACCAGCCTCTACACCAGCAGCGGCCTCACCGGCTCCACCACTGCTGCCCATGAAGCTCTTCATCATCGAGCCCAGGCCGCTGCCGCTACCACTGCCACTGGCGCCCGTGAAGGTGTGCATGCCACCAGGGACACCACCGGAGACACCACCCGCGTTGCCCCGGGCTCCCCGTACCTTGGCTAGCTCAGCGTTGAGCTTGACCAGTTCATTGGTCCAGGACTTGGTATCGCGGGCCATGTCCCGGAACGAGGCCCGCAGGTTCCCGATCTCCGTGCGGACGTTGCCAAGCTCCCGCTTGAAATCCTGGAGGCCACCGATGTCGAACTTGAGGCCCGCTGAGGCAGCACTGGTCTGGCCCTTCGCCCGCCGTCCACCGAACATCGAGCCCATGCGGCTGCCCGAAGGGCTGCCACCGGGTCCCGAAGCTGCGGACGGTTCGATGTTGTCGTTAGGAGGAGCCATTGATGTCCATGTAGTTCAGCGAGTTCATTCTCCAACGGATGAGAGCGACCCAGTAGTGGCGCTCCCGGTGGCACATGTTCTTGACCTCGGTCAGAGGCCAGCCTCGGTAGTGCTGACAGATACCGTCGTACTCGACGTAGAGCAGAGCAAGGTTGGGCCTATAGAAGATCGGCCCACGACGGCGTGAACAGACTCTCCGCACCGCACGCCGTACAGGGCAACTTCACCTCCTCGAAGTACGGTCCTGGCTGCTTGGCTGTGATGTCACGGATGAGCCCCCGACGATCAGCGGCACCGAGATCACGAGCGAACCGCATGGGGTCCACCAGTGGCTTGCCGTTGACGGTGTCGATGACCCGGCTGAAGATGATCGTGTTCTCTTCAGGCATCGATGTGTTGGGCCGCTTGGTCGCCTCAGCCTGATCGGCGCCGGTCACGAGCCGGAACTCGATCCGGTCACCGTTGCGGCAGGTGTACTCGTAGGTGACCCGGGTGGGCTCATCCAGCTTGCGGACAGGAACGTCCTCGCTCAGGGAGAAGAAGACCTCATTGCCTGCGCCGCACGTCTGGCACGTCACCGGAGTGGTGCGCTCATCGCCGTAGGTGACGCGCAAGACGTTGAGGAACAGCATCTCCTTCTCCCCGACGAGCAGGAGATCGAGCACGCCAAGACGTTCCGACACCCCCATCTTCTCCAGGTCGAACTGACCGACCTGGACCACGCCGAAGGTGAGCACTGCGTTGATGTACTGCGTAGCCGATGACGCCCCCATCATGCGAGCGATGGCCTCTTCGTCGGCACCGGTCAGTTCCTTGACCCGTGCCTCGCCCTCCCACCTGCCGACACTCGGGTCGTACACACCCCGGAACAGGGCGACCGTTGTGTCAACAGGCTCGGACATGAGAGGCTGCTCACCCCGCATGATCTCCTTGGCCTTGGAGAGATCACTCTCACTAGGCGCGAACGACGACATCAGCTACCTCCTACGCCGTGATGGCGTCCTGGTTCCAGAACACCTCGAAGCCCTCGTGGTGCATGGTCATCTGAGAGATGAGCACGCTGTTGCCAGCGGCGTCGAGATCGTTGAAGGCCACCGACCCGACCCAGCAGTTGTAGAACTTGAACGCCAGCCTGGCGCCATGGATGGCGTCGTTCGGCGCCCCTGACTCCGGGCCGGACGTGACCGGGTGATCGAGCACGCGCACCGTGGTGATGAAGCGGAACTGCTCTCCCGATCCAAGCCCTCCTGGGTCACCCCAGTTGAGGTTGAACATCTTCTTGGCCAGGTTCCACATGCCCGGGCGCGTGAACGCCACCCCCTGGATGAGAGTGAGCGGACCGAAGTCGGTGTTAGCTGGCAGCTTGTGGTAGTTGGTGTTCCAACCACCTTCGCGGTAGTTGGTCACCTCCGTGGTCATGTTGATGCCCGCCACGTTGGTGAATCCCATCTGCGCGAAACCCGAGATGGGGGGTTGGTCGATGATCACGGAGAACTTGAAGTTCCGCATCGGGTCATCTTGAGGCCGAAGACCAATCGTCATGTTGATTCAACTCCCTTCTAGATCGTGATGGCTTCGGATACGATGGACGAACCCGAATCGAACTGGCTGACGCGGATGACGACGAACTCCGCAGGGAACTGGAGCGCTAGGCCCACCTCCATGCGAACCTCGCCGGACTGGATGACCTGCGGGTTGTTGAGCGTGTCATCACAGTGCACGAAGTACGCGTCGCTGGCGCTGTTGCCAGCGAGACCACCGGACTCCCACACCGGCTGGAGCAGGTTGATGACGGCATTGCGGAGTGACGACCACAAGCGCTGGTCGTTGTTCTCGAAGACCGCCCACTGAGTGGAGCGCTTGATGGACTCCTCGATGTAGATGAGGGTCCTTCGGTCGCTCACGTAGCGGTCGGGGCCGTAGAGCTTCCGAGTGCGGGCACCCATGACACAGATGCCACTACCTGGTACCGGCCGGATCACGTTGATGTTCTGGCTGTTCAACGTGCCCTGGTCGGTCTCGGTGAACCGAAGCT